ACGGTATTGGAAAACAATACGAATGGTTAGGTAGTGATACTTTACAACCTGATACATATGATGTTTATACTCAAGATGAGTTAGATATTGCCGCTAGAAGATATGTTGAAAATGCTATTGATGACATGGGTTATGAGGCATTTACAAGTTGGGTTTGGGATCAAGCACTTGATAGAGGACAGTGGGAAAGTTGGTTAGAAGATTTTTATGAAGATATAATTAGAGATGATCCTGAAAACTATGATATAGGACTTGAATTATCTACAAATCAACAACATCAAGTTAATCAATTAAAAAAAACTATAGAAAATCTAAATAATAAATTAAAAAGTGAGGAATTGTCTGACGAAGAATACGAAAACATCGAAAGAAAAATTGAAGGTTTAGAAGAGACGATAGAAGAAATTATAGAAGATCCACAAGGTGGTTATGATGAAAGTTCCATACAGAATGAAATCAATGATAGAGTTAATGAATATGTTGATGATATTGATGATTTTATTAAACACTACGGATATGAAAAAAGTTTTATAATGGATTTTGTTGATTTAGATGAGGTTACGGATATTGTCGTAAATAGTGATGGATATGGTAATCTATTAAACTCTTATGATGGAGAAATGTTTGAAACACAGGTAAACGGTGACTGGTATTTTGTAATGAGGGCTAGTTAGGTCTTTATTTGTTGAACAATATATCATATTTTTATTATGAATGGCACGAAGAAAAAAAATAGAATTTTTAATGAACACCGATTGGATGTTCGAAAAACCTATTGATAGAGAATACAAAGAATACAAACTACTTTCTTATTTCCAAAAGATGGGAGATAAACTCGATAAATTAGAGTTATATCCAGGATTTATTGAATTATCATTACACTTAATGAATATACAAGCTCTTATGAGAGATAAGAAAATTGTCTACACGGATAAAAAATTAAATACTGTAGACGATGAGATTATGGTGAAGGATCTAAAAGTTAAGGACGCCCCAACCATGTCCGATGAAGAAAATGAAGAATTTAGAAAAATCTTATCTTATTCAGCACCAAGAATTATGGAATACTTTAATGTTGCAAAGTCTGTTTGGACAATAGTATTTGATTCTTTGGATATGAAAATCAAAAGAAATAAAAAAAATATTTTACACCCGAAAGGGTATTTCTACTATACTCAAACCGAAAGTAAAAAAACTTATGTTTGGGAGTATGTAATCAAGAAAGAAACAAAAACCAACCCACAAAGAATGGCGAATATAAATTTAATTTATTTCGATGAGATCGGAGATTTGACCATTCCAAAAATAATATCTACATTTTCTACATACGAACCAAAAGACAAGAGAATGGGACCAGTATTTCAAATGTCATCAAACGGAATTTTTCCTGTTAATGAAACATTATTACCCCTATTCAAAAGAAGAATTGCGGGACTTATCTCACAAACAAAAAACCTAGAAGAAAAGCAAGAAACAGAATAATCATGGGATTTAATAAGAGAATATTAAAGAAAGAAAACATTTTAAATAACCTCCCAAATCTTATGACCTATTTAGATGCCGATGCAATTATTTGCACCGACAATTTTTCACGCGAGGTATATGGGTTATTTCGTATAGGATCATCAAAAGAAGAAATAATAAATCTAATAAATAAAATAAAATGAAAATTAAATTGGAATATGTTTGGTTAGACGGATATAAACCTGAACCTAACCTAAGAAGTAAAGTTAAGATTGTTGATTACGAATCTGTTAAGAACGCATTTCTTGATGGTAATTTTCCTATGTGGAATTTTGATGGGTCATCAACAAATCAAGCTGACACGGGAAACTCTGATCGTTTGTTAAAACCTGTGAGACATTACGCTCCGACTAATTTTTTAAAAAATAATAATCCTGTGTATGTTTTGTGTGAGGTATTAAATCCTGATGGAACACCACACCAATCCAATAAAAGATCTGAAATTGGAGAAAATTTTGAAGATCTTTGGTTTGGTTTTGAGCAAGAATACTTCATTCGTGAAGAAGTGAATGGTAATATTTTGGGACACAAAAGAAATATCCTTAAAGGTCAAGGTGAGTACTACTGTGGTGTAGGTCATAATGTTGTTGGTCGTCCATTTGTTGAAGAACATTTAAATATGTGTCTTGAATATGGTATTGATATTACTGGGACAAATGCTGAGGTTGCTTTGGGTCAATGGGAATACCAAGTATTCTCAAAAGGAAAATTAAAAGGTGGAGATGATCTTTGGATGTCTAGATACTTCCTATTCAAGATTGCTGAGAACTATGGTTATCACATTGAACTTCACCCAAAACCAATCACACACGGAGAGTGGAATGGTTCAGGACTTCACACAAATTTCTCAACCGACCAAATGAGATTTGATGGAAACGAAGAATACTTCATGGCATTATTCAATGCATTTGAGTCAAGACATGAAGACCATATCAAAGCATACGGATCAAACAATCATTTACGATTAACAGGTGAATATGAAACACAAGCAATTGATAAGTTCAGTTGGGGTGTATCTGATCGTGGAGCATCAATTAGAGTTCCTCAGGACACCGCAAAAGAATGGAAAGGATATGTTGAAGATCGTAGACCTGGATCAAATGCGGACCCATACAAAATCATTCGTGAGATTGTTAACTCATTATATGTTGCACAACTTCTTTATGACACAAAAACTATGATTAATAAAGACGTTGATTTGAATGGTCTTAGTGAGAAGTATGGAACAATGTCTAACGAGGAGTTATTAAAAGAATATAGAGAAGAAGAATAATGGATAAACAATGTGTTTGTGGTGGAACAGGTCCTTGTCAATGCCCACCACCAAAAGTAGAACAAGTTAATCACCCACAACATTATGGAGGTGAAAATAATCCTTACGAAGCTATCAAAGTTATTGATGCTTGGGATTTAGGATTTAGTTTAGGAAATACAGTAAAATATATATCACGTGCAGGAAAAAAAGGAAAAAATAAAGAACTTGAGGATCTCAGAAAAGCACTATGGTACCTCCAACACCACATCGAAACACTCGAAAAGTAAAACAGGTTTTGATAAAGAGATCAGTGTTTGGGACGCTCTTACAACACCAAACGAGTTATTAAGAGAAACCCTAATTAACTTTATGTGGGGGTTTTTAGGTAACTCTATTGTAGTATTTGCGGCAAAGGAACTGGACTTTTTAGTTCTTATAAATTATATTGTCTATTACATACTAATTTCTTATATTGTGAATAGAAAGAAATATGAAACTATGTTAGGTAAGTTCATTATTCTTCCTGGATCTGCGGCGGCAGGTGCATTCACAGGATATAAATTGGCTCAAATGATTTCGAATTTTATTTAACTATGGAAAAAGATTGGAACCCAAACGACTTTCAAGGAAGGTCAAAAGATCAAGTAGAAAGAAACTATAGAGTTTTTGCTATTTTTTTAATTTTAAGTTGGTTAATTGGGACAGGTCTTGTTTTATACTCTATAATTGATTACATTTTTTAATCTATAATAATATGAAATACCACAAAATTACACTTGGGCATCGAGGGGCGGAAATATATCCGTTTAAATTAAACACAGAACAATACAATACTTTTCAAGAAAAAAGAGTTGAGTTTGATGAAATGGATTATGATCAGATTTGTGAAGTGTTGGGTGTTGAAAGTTATTTTGATTCTGAGTTAGAAACTTTAATAGGTCCTTATCCTGATACTTTTTATATGAAAGTTGAAGATGAGGATGGTAATTTAGTTTATGAAACTGAAGAACTTGATCGTGAAAAATGTGATTACGAAGAAAAGTATTGTAGTCAAGATGCTTATCTTATAATAGAAGATTATTGTAAGGGTAACATATTAGTGTATGATATACCATTAGAAGAAGACTTTGATGTAGAAAAAATTAGATTTGAAGTTAAAGATGTTGGTTGTAGAATTGAAATTGTCACAGATATGTTCTATGATGATAAAAGATATGAAATTTATAAATCATTTGGGGATATGACATCGAAAGGTTACTATTACCATATAACAGCAGGAATTTAAAAAATGATAGAAACAGGAAAAATTATTAACGGAGATTGTATTGAGGTAATGAAAACTTTACCTGAAGGATCTGTGGATCTGATAGTTACATCTCCACCTTATGGGGTTGGTATTGACTATGATGTTCATGAAGATGACACGGAGTTCAACGAGTATGTTGAGTTTGCAAAGTCTTGGTTATCTGAGGCTTATCGACTATTAAAAGATGATGGAAGAATAGCTCTGAACATTCCTTACGAAATTAATCGTCAGAAAAAAGGTGGTCGTATTTTCTTTGTGTCAGAGATGTGGCAGATTATGAAAGAAATCGGTTTTGGTTTCTTTGGTATTGTGGATTTAGAAGAACAATCACCACATAGAAGTAAAACTACCGCTTGGGGATCTTGGATGAGCCCAAGTTCACCGTACATTTATAACCCAAAAGAATGTGTAATTTTGGCATACAAAAACAAACACATTAAAAAAATCAAAGGTCAACCACAATGGACTGGAGAATTAACTGAAATTGAAAATGAAGATGGTTCGAAAAGAAATAAAATGGTCTATGATGAGAATGATAAAAAAGAATTTATGGAACTTGTGTTTGGTCAGTGGAATTACTTTGCAGATACTAAATCACTCACCAAGGCAACTTTCTCGATGGACATACCAACTAAAGCGATCAAGATATTATCCTACAAGAACGATGTAGTTTTAGATCCGTTTGCAGGATCAGGAACTAGTTTAGTGGCGGCTGAGATATTAAACAGAAGATGGTTGGGAATAGAATTATCACCAAATTATTGTGATGTTGCTCGAGGAAGAGTCCAAGCTTTTGTTGATGAAAAAACAAAAGTAAAAATTGAAAGTGAGTGATATTTATATGATATGAAAAACTATTTAATCAACGAGAAACAACTTAAGAGAATTCTTGAACAAGTTGAGGATGAAGAAAACAAATCAGAAGATGATCAAACTAATGACGAAACTGTAAGTAGTGGTTTTTTTGACGACATCGTAAAAAAACCTTTGGACTCTAGTGATCCTTTGAAAATGTTTTTTGATTCCCTAAATTAATTCAATCAGGTCATCTTCTTTAATATTGTATTTTTTACAAGTATTAGAAGGTAATTCTAAGATCATATCACCTTCACCGGAAAAGTGTTCACAATCATCAGAGTAACATGGTTTACAATTATGATGTATCTTTGTTATTTTATTACCATTTATAAAAAGTATGTCTAAATGAATAATACAATCCTTCATCCAAAAAGAATGAGGTTCATTTTTCATTAAAAACAACATACCATCAAAAGTATCGTCGAATTTTTTATTCATCATACCTTGTTGAGTATCTTTATCAGTAAAAACAGTTTTTAAGTTAAAAAGATTATTATTTATTTTTGCCTTCATATTTATAAATATCTATGAAAAAGTTTAGAAAAAGTTCTGGTGTTATTTTAAAACATGGTGATGAAGTTTTACTTTGTAAACGATCACCAAAAGAAACTTTGCCAAATATTTGGTCTATACCCGGTGGTGGAATAGAAAATGGTGAAACACCAGGTCAGGCGGCTATCAGAGAATTCCATGAGGAAACAAATATTGAAATAGGGACAGATTTGGATCTTGTTGGTATGATTGATAACTTCAATGACGACGGTACTAAAAGAGGTATGATGTTTGTTTTTTTACAAAACATTAAAGAAAAAAAAGATCCTGAACTTTCTAAAGCATCACATGGACATGAACATACGTCTTGTAAATATTTCAAATCAGAAGATATTCCTGAACAGAAAGGAAATGAACAACTTTACAAAATTTTAAAAAAAGTTTTAAAATAGGAGATTAAAACAAAAATTTTTATTATATTTGTAGAAATAATTACAGATGATAAAGACAACCCTAAACCATAACATCAAAATAATGAATGAAAAATTCGGAACTTTGCTTTCTGAATCATTCGTAGACCCAATCCAATTCAAGATCTTTCTGAAGATGGTAGACGGAGCTTTGAACTTAGGTGAGGATTTATCTTACTTTGATGGTAACACTTTTTTGGTACATATTCCAAACAAGATACTTAAAGAATCTGTTATTTTAACAAACGCAACTGAGATTAGTTTGGTAGAACAAGTTAGAAACAAAATTGAAAGTTTAGTATGATGAAGTCATTTGTGGTTTTTTTATTAAGTAACATTTTATTAACTTCTTGTATTAAAGAAGATATTAAACCTCAACAACCTTTAGGTCCTCAACCTATAATTACTGACACTATATTAGTTGATTCTACACTAACATTGGCCGGACAAACTTGGGTAATCAAAAAAGTTTTGAATACTGATTTTGATGATGACTTAAGATCTGACACTTTAATTTTTATTGATGTTGATGACTATACTTTTAACGGGTATCCATCTAAATATAGATTAACAACAACATCAACTACATACAATTTAACATTATATGATACACCTTGGGGTAGCATTAGTGGAAATTTAATAAACTATAATATTGTTTCAGGTACAATAGAAAACAAACCTTTCAATGATATACTCGGTATATACGGAGAGACAAAAATATGGATGTATAGATTATAGTTTCCTTGTTTTATAAAAATAAGGTGGTGGAGAAGCTGGCATTCAATGTCGGCCCTGAAATAAAAGGTGGGATTAACTCACCTTTTTTTATTTTTCATATATTTATATAATAAAAAATTCGATATGAAAAATAAATTTATTTTAACAGAAGAAGAATCTAAAAGAATTCTTTCTTTACACAAACAAAAAATTCAAGAAGAAAGAAATCAATTTAATGAACAAGAAGAAGATCTTGATGAGGGGGATAAAGGACAATCGACTGGTAGAGTTGCCGCAGGTGGTGGTATTGGTGCAACAGCAGGTGCAATTATAGGATGTATTGCTGCCGCAATCCCAACAGGGGGATTAGCTTGTGCTGGTGGTGCCGCGTTAGGTGCGTCAATTGGTACTGCTGTAGGTGGTTTTGGTGGATGGCTTACAACTGGGGGTGGTTACTACGATAAAGTATTAAACGCACTAAAATGGTGTAATGCACATCGTGGAAAAATTGGTACCCCTGTAAATAGTGATAGTGTAATTAGGGATATTGCTGATGACATTGCTGGTGCGGTTGAAGGATTTGCTAGAACTGATGAAACTATGATAGCCAGATCTTTAAGAAAATTAAAAAGTATTCCTGATTTATGTCGTTTAAATGACATTTACAGAAAAAGAAACACAGAGAGTTTATTAAATGCTATTGATGGTGAC